ACTTGAATGTCGTCCCCAACATGGACCTGGCGCTACTGCTGAGGGTATTTCTGGAAATCAGAAATATCTTTGGCGTAATTGGCACGATCGTCTTGAGCCTTACTTCCCGTTGATCGATTCGGCTTACCCACTGGGTATACCGCTCGATGCACCGGAGCTCAATGTAGTAACGATTGTTTTGCCGGAGCAGGAACAGCCCGTTAGGGTTATTTCTGTTCCAAAGACGTTGAAGAGTCCCCGGATTATCGCTATAGAACCTGTTTGCATGCAATATGCACAACAGGGTCTCCGTGATGTTTTATATCACATCATTGAGACTGCTGAATTTTCGGCTGGCCATGTAAACTTTCGTGACCAATCGATTAATCAACGTTTGGCGGTAATCGCATCGAAGACGGGTCAATTAGCAACGATTGATCTTTCAGATGCTAGTGATCGTGTTCCACGATCTTTAGCACTTGAGATGTTTCGTGGTAATCCTGCTTTGCAGGCTGCCATTGACGCATGTCGTTCGACTAGAGCTGAACTTCCGGATGGATCAATAATTGATCCACTCTTTAAGTTCGCCTCTATGGGTAGTGCTCTCTGCTTTCCCGTTGAGGCCATGTATTTCTACACGATATGTGTAGTGGCCTGCCTCGAGGCAGCAGAACTTCCAGTTAACCGCAGAAACTGTTTTAAAGTTTCTCGCGGGATTCACATTTATGGTGACGATATAATCGTCCCATCAATGTATGCGATGACTGTTCTCGATAACCTGCGAAAATACAATTGCAAGGTTAATGCCAATAAGACTTTCTGGAGCGGAAGCTTCCGAGAGTCATGTGGCACCGATGCATATAAGGGATATGAGGTAACACCTACATATGTCCGTAAATTGCATCCTGAGAACAGACAGCAAGCCGACAGGATTATTTCACGAACGGCTACTGCTAACTCTTTCTACAAGAAAGGGTATTGGCAGACCGCGCGTCTCATGTTTAAACAACTTGAGAAACTCATAGGGCCTTTGCCTTATGTGTCTGAGAATAGTCCGGGCTTGGGCCGTACATCCTTCTTGGGTATGCGTTCCATCGGAAGATGGAACAAGAAATACCAACAATTTGAAGTAAATTGTTTGGTCCCAAGGCCAGTTTACCGTACTGATAAGCTGGAGGGTTACGGTGCCCTGATGAAAAGCTTCCTAAACCTGGAGAAGTTGAAAAACTCTCCTGTGTCTAGGGATGCTCTTCATTTAGAGCATTCTGCACGGCACGGCGCCGTTGCACTAAAACGCCGTTGGATCCCCTCGCTATATTGAGGGGGAGGATGATGGTTTTTCC